CACTGGTATCTCAGTTTGTGTACATTAAGCGACAATATAGGCGACACTGAGATAACTTTAAAATTAAATAGAAAGCATAATGGCGTTGTTTGTTCGTTTAAAAACAAAAATAAAATAGTAGAAAGAGAATATACAATACATGAAATCGACTCATTGAGTTATGATTTTGTATTTGTATCGGAGAGCGACTTGATTAATATTTTAAATAGTATTGAACAGGAGGATTAAAATGAATAAAGAGTTTATTTTGAAAGAACTGAAGAGAGATTCATAGATTAATTGTAAATGAATAAAAGGAGAGTACAATGAGAATTTTTTTAGTTTTTTTAGTTTTTTTATTATTAATGTGCTTATTGGGATGTAGTGTACTTAATAGTACAAGCAAAACTGATACATGTAAGGGAATTGAAATTGGACAAGTGTATAGAATGAATAATTCGGATCCATTTAAATCTGAATTTATTTTTATAAGAATTTTAGATGTGAAAGGAGAATATTACCAGTATGTTTTCACAGATGAGAATGGAAATAGATTGTATGTTCAAACGAATTCGGATCTATGCCGGGATATTACAGCTAGTGATATGTTTTCATTAATTAGAAAATAAAAGGAGATATTACGAATAAAGTTTTATCGACCATATTTTTTATAATAGTGTGTTGAATATATGGAGAAATAAGTGAAAAAAACTAAGTTAGCAAAAAAAGATCAAGTTAAACTTTTGAAGTCTATGTTAGAAGTGATTGAGAAGTTTGAAGAAATAAGAAGATTAGAGGAAAGTATTAATGAATTGATTACCATTGATATGAAAAATAATCCGGATTGTTATGAAATGAATTGCTCTGATGAGTTAACTAAAACCACTAAAGCAATTATAAAAGATAATCTCTATGTTACCAAGGAACTTTTGTATGGCGATATCAAAATAAGTCTGCACTATGAGAATGTAAACGAGGTTATTTTATTGAGAGTTTTTAACGAGTATATGGATGAATTGAAAGGAAGCTATAGATAATCAGGGATTAAAGAATAAAATACCTTCTTTATTAGTTGTAAAAGTATCTATATGGAGCCATGAAACTTTTGATTCGATCCTTGTGATATATTTAAAACTTTCTAATCTAGGATATTTTTTAATATATTGTCTAACTTCCTCAGCTGTATTATTTCTGAATATCAAATCAAGAGCTTTTCCATACTTATGCGCCGAATACTTTGCACCGATTTTAGAATCAAATGGTCTAAGACCGGAAAACTTTCTATTCTCCCCCCATGACCAACTATTACAAGTTATAGGACCGAATAGATCTCTTAGCTGATCTGCCGTGTATAGTATCCTTGTGTCCATAAACTGAATCGACTTCTCACCAAAATAAGAATATATATCTGGATGTACAAACTCTTTTATAGAGAAGTGTCTAGGCACATATACATTTGTATGTTTTGGTTTCAGATTTAAATCTATATTAGGATATTGTATTCTATCCATGAAGTATCTCCTGTTCATTTTTGGGTTCGTCTTTCTTTCTTAATACAGAAACTTTCTTACCGAAGTTATAAATCAAAAGAAACATGATGATATTTTCAAGGCTTTTTGGTATGTCTTGAGCACTACATTCAATAGCATTCCTGATCCACAAAAAACAGCACAGTGAAAAAGTGATTAGAAGAAAAAATCTTCCTATTGATATATACTTTGAATTCTTCTCGAATAGAATTCCTTTAAAAGGCTGTAAAAATTTCATTATCTCCTCCGATTTAAATTTATTTACAAGATTATTTATAAAATCTATTGACTTATGAAATAGATACTGTATAATAGTATTAGATTGAATGTTTATTTGGAGGTTGATATGTGTTGGAAAGAATATTTAACAGATACAATGATAGATTCAAAGTGGGACGCAATAAACAATGGAACATATGATAATAGTATCACATTTGATTTATCTAGTATATCAGAAGTTAAAGCGGAGACTATTATATCACATCTAAGAAAACAATATAAAGTTACTAGAATTGATTTTTGTACTATTAGGATTCATTCACCCAAGAGTCAGTTTAGTATCCTGAGTTAGTGGAGGTTCAACATGAAAGATTTTAATAAGTTAAGAAATACACTAAAGAAGAAGAGCAAAGGAATGAAAGCTATTATTAATGCTATTGAGTGTCTTATTAGAATTAATGAAAATGAATTGACAATGAATAGAAAAGATTTTAGAGAGTTCATTGAATTAGAAGAGATTAAATTTGAAAAATATATTAAGATAGTATAATGAATTGTTTTAATCTATTAGATAAGACTAAAGGAGATGGATTGGTTATTCCTAAGTCAGAAAATAGTGATATTCTTTATCACTGGCATAGCAATGGCCAGATAGAGGATATAGTGGAACGATTTAATGGAAAGGCTCATGGAAGATGTTTAATGTGGACAAGAAAAGGATCTTTCATCGGCGTATCGTATTGGAATGAGGGAATATTCGTAACATTGGAAGAGTATAAACAATTAGTAAAATATGACTAGGAGATTTAATATGTGTAGATGTGCATCTTGTGGAGATTATTTCAAAGAAAAGAAATTCAAAGTTGTATCAGAGTCAACTAATTTAACGTATGGGGTGTGTTCGAAAGTATGTGAAAAAGATCTAGAAATACACTTGAATGGTAAGAGAAGTATAATGGATAATTTAATGAGATTGTTTAGGAGATAGATAGTGAAAGATAAATTAACGCCGCAGGATTGGGGAAGGTTGATAGGGAAAAATATTATGTGTGATGATGAAATCCATAGGCTTACTGGTGTAAAGGTTTGGGAGAACAAGAAAGGCTTTAGCTTGCTGATCGAGTGTGAAACGTGTTTTTTATACAATGGACAGCCAGAAACTTGTAAACCCATCCTCCGCCGCCTTGAGGATATGACACAAAGAGAGACAGAGAAATACTTTATGCTAACGATGATAAATACTATCACATCAATAGAATCAGTCGATTATCTTGATGAAATTGGTGTAGATCAACGAAACTGGATTGATGCAGGTTTAGCAATAGATGCAAAGGAGATTAATAATGAAAATAACTAGAGAATTAATCGTTATGAAGAATGCTATAATCAATCATTTCTATACAGTTATGGAACGAGATGGTGACTGTGTTATAATGGAATTGAATGATGAAGGATATACAATGTCACGAGTTATAAGTGAAATGGGTAGACCAAATGAACTTTCCCACTTTGGATTACAGTTTATCATAGATACATATTTTGATTTAGATTATCTATACAAAAATTTCATGGAAGAGGCTGAAGCGTAATGAACTGTTTTGATGTATTAGTAAAATCTCTTTGCATACCGTTATCAGACGGTAGATCTATTATCATACACCGGTACTGTGATAACGGTCAACTATGGGAAAAATCTTATCGGAAAGATGGTCAGAATCATGGTGAACGTTTGTGGTATTATGATAATGGTCAGTTAAAGGAAAAATCTTATTGGAAGAACGGCAAAAGACACGGAGAATATTTAGAATATTATTATAATGGTCAACTATGGGAAAAATCTTATTGGAAGAATGGAAAGAAACATGGAGATCGTATAATATATAATTCTGATGGTCAGTTAAAGGAAAAATCTTATTGGAAAGATGGTCAGAATCATGGAAAATGTATATGGCGGAATTACGATGGATCATTATGTGTATCGTTTTTCAATGATGGATTAGAAATCACTGAGGAAGAATATAATGAATTGTTTAAATCTGCTAGATAAGACTGTAGGTAAAATATTTTCTATACCTTTATTTAATTCCATTAGTCTTTATTTAGATTATTATCCTAACAAACAATTATGCGAAAAGTCTTACTGGAAAGATGGTGAGAGAGTTGGGAAGTGTACAAGATACTATTATGATGGTAAGCTTGTGGACAAATATTATTGGAAAGATGGAAAGAAGATAACCGAAGAAGAGTATAAGATACTAAAGGAGGGAAAAAATGTCTGATGATAGATTAAAAAACTTTTTTACAAAAGAAGATTTGGAGCAATACAAGCAATACCAAAGTATTGATTCCGTCGAAGAAATGAAGAAAATAATTACAGAAGAAACGCAAGAGCTTCTAAAAGAACTAAATATCAGCATGCTTGAATGGTTAAAGAAGGAGAAGATTTATAATGTTAGTTTGTGATCATTGTAAAAGCTGTGGCGAGGAAGATGGTATTTCTATCGACAAATATGGTAGAGCACTTTGCATGACTTGCTATGAAGAGATGATGGAAGTATTTAGGGAAAAGTATAACAGATGAATAAAGGAAAAGGGACTCCGAAGAGTCCCAATCATAACATGCAGGAGGAGGAACATGTTATAATATTATTTATAAACTCTCATATGATCAAAAACAAATGATACTGTGCATACTTCGTAATTGTTATCAGTGTCATTTGATGCGAATTCTATCTCGGATATATCAGTAGGTCTTAGATTTTGAAAATCAAATGTTCTTCTTAGATTACCGCTCACATCATATACTAATAGAGATCCTTGTATTTCTTTATCGGATATAGTCAGTTCCATTGGATTGTATAGCTCGTATACCCAATCAATTAGATTAATATAGTTACTCATATCAGATCCAACAACGAATTGAATTGATAGAGGACTATAATCGATATTCTCGCCAGACTCAAAAAACTTTCCACCAAGAGGAGTTCTTTTCTCTTCTGTAGATAAAGAAATTGATGGTAGTGTTACAGATATGATTTCTTGTGATAGATTATATAGACTATCGTCGAAAACCATCTGATACTTATTTTTCACTAAATTTTGTGACATTAAAACATTTCTCCCTTGATTTTACTCTTTACGTCTTTTAATGTTATTACTTTACCTTCAGGCTTATCTTCGTCTTCTTCTTGATATAGTAATTCTTGTCTTGATTTATGTAAATTCATTAGTTCTTTTCTTATATCAACACCAACTTTCATTAGTGTGCCGATTACTTCTGCCTGTCTAGCAAGAAATCTCTCGTCGGCTACTTTCATTGACTCTTCAATGATCTCTACAGCACTATTAATTGTGTTAATACTATTTATGATATCTTTTCTTATTTTTTGATAATCATTTTTTATTTCTGTATCATGAAACTCAGAGACTTCTACTTGTATTTCTTCCTTTTTAGTAGTCTCCACTATTTCTTCTTTCTCTTCTTCGAATCCAAGTTTTTCATCGACTTGTTTAAATTCGTTTTCCATTATAAATCTCCAATAAGAAATCAATCTTTAATATTATTTATAAACTCTTGACTTAGAGGAATTTATATAGTATAATAGTATTAGAATAAATTTTAGGAGTATCAGATGAATTGTTTTGATTTACTGAATAAGACTATAGACGATGATTTATGGGTATCGGGAATACTATACGTAGGTCTACATCTAGAATATCACGATAATGGTCAACTACACGAAAAATCTTATTGGAAGAATGGGAATATGCACGGAGAACGTCTGATGTATTATTCTAACGGCCAACTCAGTGAAAAATCTTATTGGAAGAATGGGAATATGCACGGAGAACGTCTGAGGTATTTTTCTAATGGTCAACTTCGGGAAAAGTCTTATTGGAAGAATGGCAAAAGACATGGAGAATCTCTGTGGTATTATTCTAACGGCCAACTCAGTGAAAAATCTTATTGGAAGAATGGGAATATGCACGGAGAACGTCTGATGTATTATTCTAACGGTCAACTACATGAAAAATCTTATTGGAAGGATGGTGAAAAAATTACCGAGGAAGAATATAGGAAAAGTCTTCCTATAATAGATGCTTAGACAGTATAACCTTTAATATAATCAAACTGAGCAATACTAGTACCATTCCAACAGATAAAAGGTGATATGAAATCACTATCAGTAAAACTTAATGTCTGATCATTAACATATACGTCCCAATCAGTTCCATCATAATCAAATCTAATTAAACTTATACTAGCTTTTGTTAATGTTCCTTTTGAAGTAGCAGCAACAAACACTTCATATTCGTCTTGTGTTGTAGTTGTTTTTATATAGAGTTCTGATTCATTTTCATCAGACACTCCACATATGAATTTTTCAGCTTCCCAAGTGAAAGTTGATAGTCCTATACTAATAGTTTTTGATCCACTTAAAGCATTCACTGAGGAAACACGTAGTATATCATCAATAGACGAACCAGAACTGTCTCTAACGAATAAAACAGAATTATCAATGTAAACTATAGAGTCTGACTTTTTTTCCTGTATATAAAGGTCTCTGAGTGTTCTAGTATTAAAAGAATTGTATATAGGAACAATTTCTTCAGCTTTTATATAAGAATCTCCATGATAAGTCTTAACAAATAGTTTCATTGATTTATTTTCTTTAATGAAAGGGATATGAATAAAAATATTATTAGTCTTATTTAATGTAAGTGTATCAGGAACAAATTGATCGGCTGAATATAATTCTCCGTTATCATATTCAAATAGATACTCGAATTCTTCATTTTCTTCATTTGTTATTTTGAATTTGTCTCCATAAGTTCCTATTTCAGTTGTAAAGTCTTGTATGACGAAATGATTGTATCTATCTGCTGTTGTAGCGGCTATATTGATCTCTGCTGCTAGATTAGTCGCATTGTCTGTTATAGTATGTAATTTACTGTTTATCAGCTCATCGTGGGAATACTCGTTCTCAACAGTCAATAAAACATCGTTACCATAAGACTTAATAGTTTTTATAATAGATTTTTCAGTAAGAGGAGGAAATATAAAAGATTCGACTTCGAACGTGAGAGTAGTTTCAAATGATCTTACTGAATTCGGATCCTCATCCAACTCTGTTTGGAAATCATTTTGTATGCTTGTAAGAGTGACTGGAACAGAACATTGTACACTCATTTCAGGAATAAGATTAAGTAGTAGATGTTGTGTTGGTTGAAATCTAGGAATAATAGTCTCAGTAATGTATCTATGATCAAAATAGTATTTAGATTTGATTAATACTTCGAATAGCATTGTGACGGGACTTGGATTTGGAATATGATAAAGTATATCAGAGTCATTCTTGGAAATCTTAAGTATAGACTTGGCCAGATTACTTTTTTGTCTTTCCAGATTATATTCAATATCAGTGTTAAATAATGAAATAGCTGGTAGAGTTATTCCTTGGGAAGATCTATTATCATTTATTCTTTGATAGAATTTTTGTTTATTTGCATATATTATTGGAACATCTATATTAGTTGAATTCTCTCTCCTCACAATTACATCGGTAAAAAGCTTAGAGAATGCTACTATAGTCTTGCGTTGACTGTCAAAAAAGTACTGTTCCATGTTAGTTTCCTATTTTATAATTTTATCTGATATTATTTATAATACTCATTGACTTTATTATAGTTGTGTAGTATACTTGTATTAGATTGATTATTGAGGTTAATATGAATTGTTTTGATATACTGAATAAGACCAAAGGAAAAAGTATGTGGTTGACTGAGGAAGAATATGAAAACAGAAGTAGGTTATTCATTCCCTTATCAGATGGAATAGAATTATATTTGGAGTGGTGGGAAAACGGAATTCTTTTCAAAAAGGGTTATTATAAGGGTGAAGTTAGACACGGAAAGTTTACAACTTACTCGAATAATGGAGAGTTATGGGAGAAATCCAGATACGTTAATGGTGTAAGCGACGAATTAAATTTTTTATTAAAGGATTAGAGGAAGAGTATTATCCCTTCCTTAGTGAATTATATGTTTCTGTTGTTTGAACATTTTGAAATACAGAATTGTTTACATTATTTACTGAATTAATAGCGCTTCCTATTTCTTCTCTTTCTCTTCTATTAGCTCCCATGTCACCTACTTCTCGTGCAAATGATTTATATGAACTACCAAAAGTACTCAATGTTCCAGTATCTAAAAATGTCCTCCATTGTCTGTCTTCAAATTGCATTATTTTCATTTGTGTTATTAAATGATTAATATTTTCACTGAACATCTTTCTAATATTATCAATCATATCATTAATAAGAAATTCTTCTATATTTTTTATATGTGTTTTAGCATTTCCTAGTACATCTTTCATTACGTCTTGCTTTTCAATTATCTTAGTTGAATTCTTTTCTTCTTTTAATTCTGTAACTGAATTTGCTTCAGGTATTTTATTAGCTGATATTGATCCAGAACCTATACCACCAAAAGACATCTTCTTAAATGCTTTTCTTTTCTCTGTTGGTTTTTTGTCATCTCCACCAAAGTCAAAGAATCCTTTAATTCTATTCCAGTAGCCATCCATAACATTTTTAAATGAGTCCCATAAATTAGATATCTCAGTAAAGATAGATTCAACGAAACTTAGAGTCTTGTCCTTCATCATTATGAATCCGTTTTTAATTCTTTCTAGGTAACCAGATATTCCTAATTTATCTGAAATCCACAACACTCCTTCCCATATTTTATTGCCTAATCTTTTAAAAATGTGCCCTATAGATTCTATTCCGCTCCATATACTAGATAAATTATTTTTGAATCCTTCCCACATAAATGATAATACGTTCTTGAATCCTTCCCACATTCTAATACCAGCATTTTTAATCCATCTACCAGTCTTTATAAAGAAAGCACTCATACTTGTTTTTAAATCATCTGGAAGAATCTGTTTAACGAAGTTAATAACAAACCCTACAACGAATCCGATAAGACCACCGACAATAGCACCAATAGGACCACCAGCAACAAACCCGATTCCGACACCTATACCAGCAAACTTAGCTCCATGAAATAATGCTGATTTAATACCGGAAGATCCACCGAACAATGCATCACCAATCTTTTCACCAGTTGATTTATCAGTTGATTTTATAAGACTACCTATGTAGTTAGCAAGTAGACCAATAGCTCCGCCGATAAGACCGCCAGCAAGTACACCAATAGGACCAAAGAAAGCACCGATACCGGCTCCTATAAGAGCAAACTTCCCAGCATTCTTGAATGAGTCTTCCATCTTACCAGTAGTTTCTCCAAGTAGTGCTTTTGATAGACCGCCAGATATACCGCCTTTATTGAATCCCTCAATGAAATCATCAACAACCATCCATACACCACCAAGAATCATAGCAGCACCAGCACCCTTTAATAGAGTACCACCCATCTTACCGAAAGTTCCCTTAGGAGAAAACATACCAGCAAGTCCACTAGGAATAAACTTCTTTAAAAAGTCTAACATAGATCCGCCTTTAAGCATATCTTTTTTCTCAGTTGTATTATCGACTAATTGATTGAGTAGTTCGTTTGTTTCTGTCTGAAGACCAAGTGACTGTTCTTTAACTAATTCATCTGCTTCTTTTTTCTTTAGACCTAGACCTGATCCTATGCCGCCAACAGCTCCAAGTATGCCACCGAATTGACTTTTGAGTCCTGAGAAAATATTTCCAAATACGGTTAATGGATTTGATACGCCAACTACATCAGCAACAAGTCCCATAGTATCAGACACAAAATTTTTAGTTTCTTTGACTAGTCTTGCGTTCCTTGCTTTTTTCTCTTGTAATTTATCTTCTTCTTTCTGTAATTTATCAACACCTTTTATTTTATCTTCTAACATGTCTAATTCCTTCTCTAAGGAATCTTCTGATAGTTCTGCTCGTTCTTCTTCAAGAGCAATCATTTTCTTTTCATATTCTATCTCATCTTTCTTGGACTTGAATACACTTGAACTCATATCACCTATACCAAAAGTATCTCCAGCAGGCTTATCAAGTAGACTCTTCAAGGCATTTAACTGTTTATTTGTTAAAGCTAGTATTTCTTTTTGTGTACTTGTTTGACTAGTAGACTGTTTTGATAAATTTGATAAGAACTTGGTAAAGTCCTCTATCATCTTTTTTTCTGAGTTTGCCATAGTTATTTCTATAATAGTTTATATTACTATTATTTATTTAACTTTATAAGTTCGTTATTTTTTTGAAATAGTCTTGAGAGATCCTCTTCGAGCAATAGACTTTGCTCTTTTTCTTTTAGCAACACTTTGTTTGCCCTTTCTTTTCTTAGCTGCTTTCTTAGCTGATTTAGATAACTTTCTTTTCTCTGTTGAACTTTGTTTAACTTCTTTTCCATCAACTATCTTATATCCTTTCTTAGTTGACTTCTTAACTTTCTTTTTCTTTCCGTCTCTAACAACAGTAATCTTTTTTACTGCTTCGTTTATGTCTTCTTCTGAAATGTAGTATTTATCATCTTTCTTTAGTATTTTAATCATAACTATCTCTTTATGTTTTTAATATATAATTATTTATTATTTTTAATTACTATCTCATATGAAAATCCATTGACACTCTTGAAAGGTCCTTTGGATGATGATATATTGATGTTTGATTTTTTAAATTCGTTTAATATGGTTTCAAATTCTTCAACAGTAATATTATAAAGTTTTACATAGTCACCAACAACTTTATCAATTTCGTAACCTCTGGTCTGCTTAGAAAATCCTCTAATTGATCCAGAAGATTTTGATTTTGATGACTCTAATCCAATTTTTTTAAATATTTTTTTAATATCCTTGTGACTATATTTCTCAGCATTTATTTTTTTATCTAATTTTTCCATATCTTTCTGCAAAGATATTATTTTTCTCTTTGCCGATTCTTTCTCTCTTTTATCAAGAGTATGAATAGTGGAGTTTATTTTCTCTATTCGATTAAGTAATTCTTTTCTGTCTGTTTCGATATTTTCACTTAACTTCCATTTTCCTTCTTTCTTAATAAGTTTCATTCTCAAATTCCTCTTAATTATTGTATCTAATTTAATATTACAACATTTTAAAGTAAATGTCAAGCATTATTTATTATTTTTGTCATCTTCTTCTTTTTTCTGTTTAGCAAAGTTCAGTAAAAAGATTTCAACTTCGTATGGAAGAAGTTTCTCTACTTCACTTACTGTCCAACCCATGTGATAAGTGAATACATGTAAACACTCATAGTAATCGGAGATGGCCCCATAGGTGCTGGCCATTAGGAGAAAAAATCGAGGGTATTCTCCAATACTAATTCATTCTTTTCACCACATATAGGACATTCGAATGTAGTCTTCCAGAATAATTTTGGTTGTTCTTCTATATATTTTACAAGTGGAAGTAAATCATTATCTGATAGCTTATCCAGGAAAGCCATTTTGGTTGCTACATTAAGATCGTTTGATTCGAATACAGTATCACCAACAATAATACTATTGATAAAAGAACAGTAGAATTTGGTTATCTCATCGCCTGTTTCGATCTCTGCTCCAAATAAATCAGCATTATCTAACATAGTATTAAAAGTATATTCTCCCATCTCAATTGAAAATACATTGCTATTCTGTTTGAGATCTATCTTTCGTTCGTTCTTGAGATTTTCTTTGTTCAAGAATTCTAGAGTTTCTATATCAAAATCAATTGTGTAAATAAATTTACACTGATCATTTGCACATTCAGCTTTATATTTACTTTTATCAGGACTTGAAATAGTCTTGAGATATAACATTACATAAGTAAAGTCACCAATTAAAAGATTTCTAACGTCGATCGGCTCACCTGTCTCATCTGGTTTAATACAACTCTGTACAAGATTTCTAAGTGTATTCAATGATTGTTTTACGTGTCCTTTCTTTCTATCTTTCATTTTAACAGCAGATTGAATAATATTTTTCACTGCTTTATGTGTATAAGCTTTACATTCGATTTCCTTATCTGAAAACGGAAGTGTAATTAAATTCCAATCTTCTTCAAAGATGCTAAGTAATTTGTCATTAATTTTCATTTGATTTTGTCCTCCTACGACTTTTATGTTATTATTTATAATTTATGTGTCACAACTCCGTTACAGTCCCACGCAGTTTGACTTACTATGTTATTACGATAAAAGTATGTCTTTTCCGTTATTTGATCGTTAATATGGTACCAGTACATACAAAGAGATCTTCCATCTGATAACGACAACCAAATATAGTCTCCTTTGGTCTTTTTTAATGTATCAAAACAATTCATTATACTCCTCTTCAGTGATTTCTTCGCCATTATTCCAATAAGACTTTTTCCATAGTTGACCATTATCATGATACCACAAATACTTTCCGTGTAGATTTCCATTCTTCCAATGAGATTTTTCCATGAGTTGACCTGTATAATAATATACCAATCTTTCTCCATGTAATCCACCATTCATGTAGTAAGACTTTTCTTTTAGTTGACCATCACTATACCAAACGGAATATGTTCCGTGTAACTCACAATTGAACATAGGCCATTTATTTTCATTCTTATAGTAAGTTTTGTATTTCAGTGATCTATTATCCCACCATCCAATACAAGCACAAGTTTTATTACTTAAATTAATAGTGATACTTGAATTCCTGGTCTTGTCTAACACATTAAAACAGTTCACGGTATTCCTCTAATAAAATTTATCTATTAATAGTATACTATATTTTTAATTAAATGTCAAGAGTTTTTGTTGATTTTTTAATGAACTTCTTTTGTCCAGATAGATCCGTCTTCGAAATAAAATATGTGTTCGCCTACTGCTTTTCCTTTTATATATTCTCCATGTTCTCTTTTATTACCATTTCCCCACCATCTATTACATTTACCGTGTCGTCTTCCATTCTTCCACTCAGAGCAGGCGATTAGTCTTCCACACTTATTAAATACTGAAGTGGTTCCATGCTTTTTATTATTGTTTAGATATGTTTTATATCTAATCTGATTATTAGGAAACCATTCGATACAGATTCCTGTTGCTTCCTTTTCTCCATCGGTTAAGAAAATATATTTTCTTTCTAATAATTCAAAACAATTCATATTAGACCTCCACAAAAACATTAAGAAATTCCGCTAAATCCTTTTAATCTATCATATCCAAATGTACAGCTGAAAGTTTTCATTTCACTCTCACCATAATTTAATGTCAAGTCAGATATTGATTTGATTATACAGTTTTCAAATGACCATAGTTGTACAGGATTATTGATAGAATCATTTACGGTTACATCTATATATCTAAACATATAGTTAGATTTATATCCATATCTACCATTTTTTCTATTTTTCATCTCAGATATGACATTCATTATAGCACTATGAGTACGATTTTTCTTATCAATTATAAAAGTTACTGAGAAATCTCCGTAATTGATTCCTGATATATCTTCATTTTTAGTAAACCCAAGAGGATTTGTATTTGTTTCTATATCTACTGTAGGCATTGATACTTCGGTTGTATATGCATTCAATATATTTATCTGCTCGTCTTTTAAAGTTTCATTCTTTCCGAAGTCTATATACCAATTATTTCCGAAGTTGATTCCGTTCTCGTCTAGTATGCCTGTTGCTTCATAAAAATAATTTACTATGGTTCTATCTTCTCCTTGTGTGTCTGTAATGATAGTATTATAGTAATTCTGCTTATCCACATTCTTTTGTGCATTGTTTCTCATATATGCTTCTCTTGTTCTACCAACTGATTCAGAAGCGGCACCAGTTAGAGCAAGAGCTGCTACTTGTCCGAGGAGTTCTCCTGTGCTTACTCTACTTCCTTCGGAGCTCTTCTCAACCAATGGAACTATATATTCTTGTGTTTCTCTTTGTAATTTTACTGACATGATTTATTCCATAAAGTATTATACTACTTTTATTTATAGATCTTTCAAAGCTCTTAATATTCTTTTGAGTAAAGATCTCTTTTCCATATGACCATCAATAGCCAAGTAAATTTCATCTCCACTAACGTCCAATCGTCTTGCTAATGTCGATACTGATCCAAAATTCTTTCTTATTCTGTCTAACATGTTTTCCTCCCCTGATTTTAAATGATCTACTAAAAGTATACTCTACAATTTTAATAATATCAATGTTTATATATTAAACGTTTCCCATATATTCTTCCATTCCTATAGTAAGACCTCTCCCATAGTTGACCATTTTTAGACCATAATAAATATTTACCATGTTTATTGCCATCCTCCCAATAAGATTTTTCCCATAGTTGACCATTAGGATGATAATAAAAATAAAGACTAGATAACATTATTCCATTACCCTCTCGTAAAGTCCTTTTCAGTAGTTCAAAACAATTCATTAACCACTCCATAAATTTTATCAACTCTATATAAGTATATAGCATATTTTTAATAAAGTCAAACTATTTCTTAAAAACTATTGACATTATAGAAATTATCAAGTATGATAGTATTAGTTTAATATGAGGAGATACTATGAACTGTTTTGATGTATTGAATAAGACTAGAGGAGACTATATTTGGTTGTCTGGAGTAGAATACGAAGGACTAGGTTTAATATATTATTATAATGATGGCCAATTATATGAAAAATGTTATTGGGAGGATGGAAATAAACACGGAAATTGTGTGGTATATCATGACAACGGACAACTTTCTATAATTAGCATATATACTAATGGTTCAGTTAAGGATTATATCCAATACGACATTGATGGAAATAGGGTAGAATAGTCCTTACCTATACTCTGCTATCAGTTTTATTGTTTCGTTAGTCTGAGACAGTCTGAGCACGCTTATTTAAGAAGTATTGACATATACAATAGGCATCCGTTACATCATTGACAGGAGATTCATATATTTTATCTTTTAACTTGCTTGGATCTCTCTTTTTTCCAAATTTTTCATCTAAGGCCAATTCCAAGAAATGATCTAGAACTGAACTCCATGTATTATCATTCTCAATTAAATAATTAGCAATCTTTTCTTTATCAGCATTACCATGTTTTACTACTTCTTTTTTCCATTCACTTGGAGTAACAATGAATAGATGTGCATTTTTAAAAGTTTCTTTAAGTCTATACTTTAATATTCCTCCGAGTTCAGCAATATCAAATATAGATCTTCCTTTTGATCCATATGAGTAGCCTTCTAATACTATAACAAACTCTTTTGTTGTATGTCTACCAATGAATTTTAGTATTTTATTAGTTGTATTTGTAAAATCATCTGTATAGTCTTCTTCTTTTATTTTTCTCTCTATAAAGATAGAACAGTTTTCCTTTGTAAATTTAATCACTGAATTTTTTGGTATCTTATCTGTGTATGAATATAAATGATAGAAATCATTCTCCATATCATATACACATACTGCCGGTGAATTTATTGAACAATCAATTGAAACTACATAATCCATTATTTCTTCCTCCCTTCCTTTAATAATATTTATTTTTTCTATTGACATTAATATAATTGTATAGTATACTTATATTAGATGAGTAAAATTGTTATAAGGAGAAGTATTATGAGTAAAATTATTAAAAAATTGTCAAATCCTAAAATATTAATTACAGCAAATGCTATTATTATCTTGCTTAACATGACTATTATGGGAATGATTGGAGTACAACCATTGCAGCTTATCTGCTTTGGAGCTGCTGTAGTAGGTATTATATGTGGAATTATTGGTCTACCTGATCCAAAGGATAAGAAATGAACTGTTTTAATCTATTGAAGATGACTAGAGGATATAGTATTTGGTTATCAGGAATAAAGTGGAAAGGACTATACATATACTATTGGTCTGATGGTCAACTCATGGAAAAGTCTTATTGGAAGAATGGCAAAAAACACGGAGAACGTTTGCTGTACTATTCTAATGGTCAACTCATGAAAAAATCTTACTGGAATAATGACAAAAAAATAAGCGAAGAGGAATATGAAATAAATAAATAGATACACTATATAAAATGGAGAAATAAATGAACGATAAATTTAAAGATTTTTTAAAGAAGAAATTTAATATTGGTGGAGTGATTGTAAAAAATATGAAGGTTAGAATATATCTCGATGACCCAAAGCAATTAAAAGCACTTAAAGACTATCTAAAATTGGCTGATAATCTTCTTACATTCGATTCAGAAGAAAGAATTAAAGATATTATTCTTCTTACCTATATAATGATCAAAAAATAACCAAAAAAAAGACTCCCGAAGGAGCCTATTAAAAATTCATATCAAAATCAATATTAGGTTAATTGGGTTACCGAGAAATCATACGAAAAAGTAACATCAAAAGTGCTGTAACTGTCTGTATCTTCAGTAGACATGTTCAATTCACCAATAGATATAGGAAAAGCTCCTATGAGTGACCAAGTTTGGATCGGTTGATTAGCGCCGTCAAGTTGAGTCAATTCGATAGCTACTTTATATGTAAAGTCAGCTGCCTTGGTTCCCGCCACAGTGCTCTTCAAAAATTCGGTCCACTTCATAAAGTTCCTATAAAGAACGAAATCAACATCACAAATTAATGTTGCTGTCCAATCAGCATAAGTTTTATCACCGGCTACTTTTAATTTTTCTCCGCCATGAATCGGTATTTCTATTACACCAATATCAACTGACGGAACGCTTGTTGACTGAATCATGAATTCTGATAAGTCACTTGCGTCATTACTTTCCAAAAAAGATGGAAAATTTATCTTAGCTCTGAAACGATTCGGATTAACCGTTGATTTCAGTTTAGCTATATATTCATTTACTAAAGCCATTTTATTTTTACTCCATAATTATTATATTATTATTTATAAAGGAGAGTATATTTCAACTCTCCCTTAAAAAATTATTCCTTTATTTCACTGAATTCAGTTCCAGTTGGTGTTATGATAGCAGTAAGAATAACGAAGTCAATTGCTTTTGCTGGTTTAACAAAGAAGTCTACATTGAGAGTCTTGTTTTGTGCATCAGCAGCAGTGTTATTTGATTCATCTACTACAAACAGATATCCTTCTGTTCCACCGTAATAAGCGCCTGCATTGGCTCTTCTTTCAAGATATCCTCTATCAATTGCATTTCTGATAAGAGCGAAAGTTCCATTATTGATTGGTTTTGAAATAAAGTTATCAAGTAAATTACCCATAGCAATAAGATCTTTTGTAAGTGTATGAACTGCTTCAATGTCTACTAAAGAACTTGCTGGGTTGTATCTTGTTTTGTGTCCCCATACTACAAATCCAATTCCGTCTTTGTATATAATGTTATTGATACCATTTCTGTAAAGTGCTGATACAGGACTTCCGCCACCTTGTGGAAGATTATGATATAATTTAGCAACGCCTGAAAGTGATCCTTTTTCATTTCCAAAAGGTGCTTCCCATTCGCCAAAATTCTCAAAAGTCTTAACATGGATACCAAGTACATCTCCAGTCATTGGAATAAAATATTTAATTCTATTATACTTATCATAAATTTGCTTATGCTCATCATATATAGCAACATATTTAGAATTTAATCCTGAAACATGTGCATCAATATCAGTTACAGCAAAACTACTAGCATCAATAGCACCCTTAGGAAGAGTTCCGATTAAAAAGTGTCTTCTAGAAGCTTCAACTCTAGTTTGAAGAGCAACCATAAGAGTATTCCATTCTGATTCAGCTGAGAGGTCATGACAATCTGCTATAAGGTATATTTCATTTCTTCTATCACCAATCAATACATCGTATGCTGTATAAAGATCAGCAAGTACGGGTTGAACACTTGCTCCACCAGTCAATGCAGTTGCAACAGCGTCACAATCAAAAGAAGCAATAAGAGTTGAATCGGAAACAGAACCAATATAATTAGAATTGTTTTCAAGATACTTATCAATGAACAATGGAAGTGATCCTTGAACTGTTAATGCAGTTGAATCAGTTGATACAACAAAAGTCTCTACTATAACATCATCAAGTAATACTAAGATAGCAAGTTCAGTAGCAGTAATAGAAGTAATTGAAAGTTTCTCAGCAACCACATCTTTAATAAGACTTGTTCCTGAATAAGTAGCAGTAGCAAAATCAGTAGCTCCTGTAAAAGCAACTTTGATATCATTTCCACGGCTTCCAGCATATTTTCCATAAAACATAAGTGTCTGAGTTACACTATCAACAGCTGAGATATTTGTTGTAGCAGTATCAACAGCTTCTACTTGAAAAGGTCCACTTGTTACAGTAACAACATAAACGTATTTGTTTGTGGTATCAATACCTGTGATAACAGCACTAGCACCAGAAGTATCTCCAGTAATAGTATCACCAACAGCATAAGAGGTAACAGCGTCTAGGGTCAGTCTAACTGTAACAAAACTTACTGATGGTTCATCTTTATCATCATTTAATTTTCTAATTTGATCAGCACCATTATACCATGCAAGTGATGCACCAGCATCATCAAAAAATGCGACTGAATTTTTAGTACTATTGGTGTCAGAAATAGCTCTAATAAATTTTATTCCAGCACTGTAACTCAAATGAGATACCATAGCATTGAAAGTATATTCATTAATTCCTACTACTGGTTCAGAAATTTTACTGATTAAATCAGATTCACTGTTTATAGTGAGGATCTTGTTTGCTTCTCCCCACTGCGCTCCAGATACAAATCCTGCATTTCCTGTTCCTACTGGAACTACAGAAACACTTTTGTCCTGAATTCTTGAAACTATTGAAGGACTATAGTTAGTAGCCATATTATTTATCTCCTAGTCAATTGTTATTATTTTCTATTATTATTTATTAAATTTCCTTTTCCGTCAAATATCAAAAACTTAAAGTTATATCCTTCAGATATACATGCTTCCTGTTTAGCTAAGTTTTTATCAAGTTCTTTTTCAAATGTGTATCCTGATTTCACTTCGATTATTAAATTTTTAGAAGGTATGTAAATATCCGGAAAGTATACTTTGTTTTTATCATTGAAAATATAATTTATTTTGGGTACATCACACTTATCCGTTAAAATATCTATTTCTTCGTATTTTTCAAATAATATATCTAATGCGAAGTACTCATAACCTTGTATAATTATAGTTTTTCCGGATGGACAAGTATATTTTTTATTTGTTCTTGAGTATTTTTGTGCTTTTTCGAGTATTTTAGCATTCTGTGTGGGATTATCAACATCATATCTTTCTTGACAAGTTTGTATAAATTTTTCTCGATTATTATAATTCTCATCATTATACTTCTCTAATTTAGTTTTCTTCTTCTTTTCGCTATTGGTATAATTCTCATCATTATACTTCTCTAATTTAGTTTTTCTTGCTTTTTCTTTAAACTCATCAGTTTCAAAATAACTATCAGTTCCATGTATTTCTTGTGATCGATTCCTTGCTTTTTCTTTAAACTCATCAGTTTGTGAGTAGTGTTCAACTCCGTATCTATTTTGACAAGTTTCTATCGATTTTTCTTTGAATTCTTCTGTCTCTACATAATAATCTACACCATATATTTCTTGTATTCGAATATTTTCTCTTTGTTTGCTTTCTTCTATTTTTTCTTTGAATTCTTCTGTCTCTACATAATAATCTACACCATATTTTTTTTGATTTGTTGCCCTCCTCTTTTCTTTTACTGATTCCAACTTACTAACAGAATCAACTCCGTATCTATTTTGACAAGTTTCTTTAGATCTAATAGTTGATTCTTCTGTTTGTGAGTAGTGTTCAACTCCGTATCTATTTTGACAAGTTTCTATCGATTTACTCTGAGTTTGCTTAGAACTACTAGAACATTTTTTGGAGCAAAACTCGCTATATCCTTTGTTTAGTGATCTGTATTTAGTTTCTTTCCCACATTCTATACATATTCCGCTATTTTCTTTTCCAATGTATATATCATAATATTCTTTTGATGATAATTTATGATTATCTCTAATATGTCGGGCCAAAGAAAGATTGTTCATACGCTCCTCATTACAAATCAAACAAAATATTTTCATTATAATTTTCCTTCTTTACGCATTTTTTTGAACTCGTTTTCTAATACACCGTTAAGCTCTACCAAAGTTTTTTCTGAATCGGTAAGAGTTATATCATATGTAGTAAGATATATATCCAATAAGCTTATTTTTTTCTCGTTATCGTTTAATACACCTGAGGTACACACGTCTTTTATTCTTGAAATTGCTCTATCAGTATGTTCTTTGTGCCATTCATTGAATTTATTGATGAAAATATCCGGGGTATGCATTGCTTTCCATTCTTTTTCGTATTCGCCTATTATTTCGACGAATATATCTGTCTGTTCTGTAACTGACATATCTTTCGAAGCAATCATTTTATTTTGTATCAGATCTCTACCAATCATATATTTAACTAATAGTCTTTCTCTTATAAATTTAGTTCTTAAATCTGATCCGATTTCTAGATGAGGAATTTTGTATTTGATCCAATAATTCATTCTTTCAAAGAAATAGTGTTTTGAGAGATTTATATTTCTTCCGTTGAATGTTCTTGTTTTAACGAGGAAAAATATTGATATGAAAACGATAGTAGCACAATACAGGGTTAATGCTGATGCTATATTACCACTCTTCAAAAAATGATTGGCGATTCCAGTTCCTAATGTTAAAAGCGCTGTAAATAATGCTATATACTCCTTTTTCATATATGTCTCCTTAAATTAACTCAGTTATATTTATATAAAATCTATCTATCTGTTTATTATATTGCTCATATAGATTTATATACAATTCTTTAGAATTATCATCATAGTCTATAGAATAAGTAAAATCTGTAAGATAGTTTTTAACAGAGTTAGTGACATCAATCATTTTATCATTAACTAATCTTAATAATACATCTCTATCATAATTTCTAGAAATAATATTATCAAAGAATTTTTTTAGTCCCTTGTGAATATATAGTATTAATAGTTTTGTATTTAGATTTGATTGAATTAATGATTTGTCCGTCTCATTAGTATAGTTTCCGTGAATAAAGTAATCGTCTCCTACTCTCTCAATGATGTTTGTATAAGCTTGTTCGAGTTCTAATTTCTCAGCATAGGTATATTCATCTATAGATAGAATGTTCTTTAGACTTGATTTTGTTTGGCCTGAAACTTCCTCGAATGTTTCTCGGTTTAATTTGTTAACAAGTACACCTGCTACATCTCCAGTGATCCCGTATTCCTCGATAACGTCAGTAAACTTATTCAACTGAGTCTTTTTATTTTTGAATGCTGTTGTTTGTGTCATTTTTTATAGATTATAATAATTAATATATAGTTATTTATATATATTAAAATTCTGGATCTTCTAGAACTGGAGGAACATAATCAGGATCTAATTTAAATTTTCCATTATTTGTATTGTAAATAAAGGCTCTCCAATCCAATCCAAGTAACTCATCGGGAAGGACTACATTCCCATTAGGTGTATTATAACCTATTATTCGTCCATCATTATTAACCGTAACCATTATATCAACTTCTTCAGTAAGTGCTCTAGTTTTCTTAGGCATGATTATTCTCTAAAAAGTTGTTTGTATGAAATTATTTATATATTAGATTGTATTAGGCTTTTATTTTGATTCTTAAAAAATTTCCGTGTTTACCATCTGTATTATAATAAGGAATTAAATATAACCACTGATCATCAAAACACGCACCAAAATAACCTTTATAATTAGCGCTGAAAGTTGTTAAATCAAAATCATAAAAATTGGAATAATCAAAATCTTCGGTTGTGTCATATTGTACTATCTTTCCAATTTTGGTGGTTGGTGCTTCATAAGGAATCAGATACAGCTTTTTATTTATTATCAATGCTGAATAAAATCTGGAATAATCGGTTGATTGAAGCATTAAGTTTGTATTTTCAAAAGAATCAAATTCGTTAAAATTTTTGGATGTATCATATTTAAGAATTTTTGCTTTTGTCTTACTCTCAGAGTAATATGGAATGTAGTACACATTATCTCCGTCAGTGCAACAATGAAAAAATCCTCTTAATTCAGAATCATTAGATTCCAAATCAATGTAATCATAAGAGCTACTTGATGTAAATGATTGTGCTATGTCATAACGTATTGCATGACCGTGATAATTGTTTGTCGGTGCTCCTGTATAGTATGGTGAAAGATATATATAATTACCACATATACACGAGCTTAAATAACCTTTACAATCAACATCTACATTAGTTATATCATAAAAATCCCATGAACCGGATGCAGTAAAAGTTTTTGTAGTGTCATATCTAGCAAAATATCCATGTGCTACTGTTGTGTTTTTATCTGGTGGAAGGTATACATATCTCCCATCAAATGTTGCGCTACCAAAACCCTTGTAATTAGCATTAATAGTTGATAAATCATATGTTGTAAAATTACCTATAGAAAATGATAAAGTTGTATCATATCTCATCACAATACCGTGATATGCGGTATTATATGAAGGAATTAGGTATATGTAACGACCATCAAAAACAGCGGAAATAAATCCTGAATGTGATGGATTCGATCCACCATTAGTAAGATCAACAACATCTATATTGGATGTGGTGAATGCTTGTGTTGTATCATATCTTATAAAATATGGTTGAGCGGCTTCCAGTGGCACTAGATAAATATAACGACCATCGAAGCAAGATCCACTAAATACTTTATAGTTGGAATTTATAGATGTTAGTACCATATTTTCAACATTTCCTGTATGCATTTCTAAATTATTAACTCCTGAAATACCACCAGAGAACCCTCCAGAATTGCTTGTATTTGCCAAACTTGCTAGAGCTGATAGTTTGACCTTATTATCATTTAATTCCTTTGCTTTTTTACTATATCCCATTATATCCCCCTATTGTATGGTGAAAGTTTTACCCTGCCTGCTACACCTGAAGTCGATCCGGACGATGTATATGGAGACAAATACAAATGCTGACCGTCAAATAATGAAGCAAAAAACCCCACCAAATCTGAATCAACAGTAGCCAAATCAAACGATGCATATGCTGTAGTGTCATCCATATCTTTTTTTGTATCATATCTAACAACAACACCGCCTTCAGATACTCCCGCTTTATACGGTACAAAGTAAATATATCGTCCTGAAACAGCAGCACATAAGAATCCTTTATAATCTGAATCAATAGTTCCCATATCGAAAAAATCCCATGAATTATTTTCAGTGAAGTTTTTCGCTTTGTCATATCTAGCAAAAATGCCAGATGATGATCCATTACTCCATGGTATAGTGAAAATATACTCGTTTGTCTCAACAAATCCAAAATACCCTTTATAATTTACATTAATAGCTTCCAAATCAATCGATTCATAACTACCCGAGCTAGTGAATGATTCATCGAATTTGTACCGTAGTATTATACCTTTTATACCACCAACCATATGGTAATAAGAACTCATATAAATATATCCAGATTCAGAACATGTGATATTGATAAATCCTTTATAATTTGCATTAATAGTCGTCAAATCGTGTACCGTATAAGATCCAGCCGAAGTAAAACTACCTGTAGTGTCATATCTAACAAAATTTCCATGTGATGCTGTACCGTAACTATATGGGCTGAAATATACATATCGACCATCAAAACAAGCACCATAATATCCTTTATAATTTGCATTGATAGTTGTTAAGTCAAAGAAACTCAGATTAGCATATGTAAATGCTGCTGTAGTGTCATATCTAATGATGTTTCCATAATAAACACCTCCCACAGTATAAGGTACAAAATATACATATCGACCGTCAAAAACTGCACCTCTAAATCCCTTATATTGTGGAGTTGATCCACCATTAGAAATATCTATCACAGATACAGCAGATGTTGTAAAAGCCTGTGACTTATCATACCTAAGAAAATAGTAATTGTCGCCTTGAGGAATATAAAAAATATAATCTCCAGTATCACATATACCACAATAACCTTTATAGGCTATATTAATCGATGAAAAGTCCATATATTCAACGTTGTCCGCTCTCATATACATTTCAGTATTTGGTCCACATCCACCAGAGAATCCACCCGAATTCTCATTTCCATTACCTTTTGAAACAGCTGCTTGATATGTCTTATTTTTTAATTTTTTTAAATTAGGTAAATATGTCATTATATACTCCTATTGTATGGTGTTAGTCTTATTCTGATCATATTTCCGTGTGGTGTTGATGTGGCATTTTGATATGGGCACAAATACATCCATTGTCCATCGAAACATGAACCATAATATCCTTTGTAATTGACACTTATTCCAGCCAAATCAAATTCCTGAACATTTGAAGTTTCGAAAGATTTTGTAGTATCTAATTCGAGTACATCTCCAAAAGGTACTGTTGTATTTGAATTTGGGATTAGATATATATTTGATCCGATACCAGAAAGTCCACTAAATCCTACATAACCAGCATCTAATGATGCTACATTAATGCTACTCCACGCACCATTGCTTTCAAAATCTTTTGAAAAATCACACTTGACTAGATTACCGTGCCTACCTGCATCATTAGACCATGGACATAGATATAAAGATCCATTACAAGCGGCGGCACCGTTAAATCCCTTCCAATTTGAATTTATACCTGAAATATCAATGACTTCATATGATCCAGCTGAAGTAAAAGATAATGATGTATCATATTTAATCATGTTACCATGTCTTCCTGATCCATTTACATTACCTATCATATAAATATATTTTCCATCTAAAGCACAACTCCAAAAACCTGTGTATGCCGCATTGATTGTTGTCAAGTCAAAAGAAGTCCATGATCCAGCTGAAGTAAAACTACCTGTAGTGTCATATCTAACAATTGTTCCGTGATATGTTCCACTTATATTTTTTGTAGGTAAATAGTATACATATTGACCATCAAAACAAGCAGTTGACCAACCGGCATTTCCAGGGATTGTATACGCCTCCAAATTGGCATGAGTAAATGTAGCTTGTGTGTCATATCGTAGCATAGGTCCATTTAAGGTTGAATGATCTTGAACCAAGTATATATAACGACCATCGAAACTAATTCCTCTATAACCAAAATATGTCGGAGTTGATCCACCATTAGTCAATTCAATTGATGACCATGATCCCGATGAAGTAAAAGAACCTGTTGTATCATATCTCAAAAAATAAGATGGCTGTGAAGAAACAGCAAATTCTAGTGGACAGTAGTATATATATCTTCCATCAAAACAAATGGATGAAAATAATACGTAGGCACTATTAATAGTAGCCACATCATAAGCCTCCACATTTCCCGAATGCATTGCTATATTTTTTGATTTAACAACGCCACCACAATAACCACCGTTGTTATATTGTCCCAATGCTCTTTCAAGAGCATTGTCAAATTTTCCCTCGTTTATTTGTTTTAAGAGTTTATTATCCATAAAATCTTCCTCTAAAATTATATGTTATTATTTATTATTTTTTAAAATATATTATTATAGGAATATTTTAGATTATTTTTTAATGAATTTAATATGTTATGAATTATACTATAAACCAATTTGAACCATTTGTAACGATTGTAACAGATTCACCTTCGGCTGTCAGTGTATATGTGAGTTGACCATCAATAGTCTCACTTGAATTACCATCTATAATTACTGTATTGGATGTTGAATCTGTCTTCTTTATTCTATATACTTTTGAAGTAGCACTAGCAGCGGCATGAAGAGTGATTGTAAAACCAGCACTAGATGCGTCTGCCAATATAACATCATCCGAATTTGTAAGTGTATAAGTGGTTGTTTTTGCTGCTGTTGTTAGAGTTGAAGTTGGTGCATCAACCCATGTAGGATCTGCCCCAGCACCATTAGTCTGAAGAATTTTTCCTGCTGTACCTGGAGCTAAATTAACCCATCCAGTTGCATTTCTATATAATATTTGACCTCGTGCGGCTGCTGTAATGGTTACATCTGTTAGATCGTTCAATGCTGCTGCACCACCACTAACAGTTTCCCATGAAGGATTTGCAGCTGCTCCGTTAGTTTGAAGAACTTTCCCAGATGTTCCTGGAGCTAGATTAACCCAACCAGATGCATTTCTATAAAGAACATTACCCTGGGCAACACCTGTAATAGTTACATCAGATAAATCATTTAACGCTGAAGCTCCACCGCCTAATGCTTGTAAGTCACTTGTAGATCCATAATTGAAATTTTCATAATATACATTTCCTGTTCCTGAATCAGTGATTGTGCTATTTACTTCACATCCTATCAAAATATTATTTTCAGCACCACTAAAATTGATTGTACCAAAATTCATATTGTTGAACATATGATAGAATCCATATATAACAGCTGGAATGTATGATTTGGATACAGAATCATTCATATTATTGAAAATTGAACTATCACCATATGTTTTAAAAGTTCCTTCAGCGTAATCGGTAGTAACCAAAGTGAAGTCGACACCATCACTATTAAGTTGTAGATCTGTACATCTAGCCGGCATAATAACAGTAGCGTTAGAATCGTATGCCTCAACTAAGAAACTGGTTAATGGTACAGTTGTTGTGCATGTCAAGTCCAATCTCAAATCACTTTTTCGTATACCTTCAAATGATACTGACTTTTGCTGTGTTTTTTGTCCGGCGCCTCTTGTTTGGCTCACTTTTAAATCAAACTTATTACCCGTTGCGGTAGAAGAAACATAAAAAGGTTTAAATAAAACTGTAGATAAACTATCATCCCATTCCAAATCAAAATCGAAATATAATTCTGAATCTATGAAAGTAGATCCTTCCAAGAAATATGCTGTGGTCACATTCAGTGAGAAGAATATATTTGATTTTGTTACTGAAGTTGGTAGATTTTCTATTTTAATATATGAGTTTCTTATATTGACAAATTTAATAACATTCAG